ATGGCAGGCAAAGTTCGCAACCTCGTCAACCGTTCCGGTCGGTATCATGCCCGGCTTGTGGTGCCTAAAGACCTACGGGGAATCATCGGCAAGACGGAACTACGCACCCCGCTAGGTGGTGATTACCGTCAGGCGCTCAAGTTGCTGCCGGGTGCAGTCGCGCAGCTTCAACACCAGATCGCGCTTGCCGAGCAAAAGGCAAACGGTAGTCAGGCACACGCCACCCCTGCCCGGCATCCACTGGCCCCAGATCAGATCGCGCACAGCCACTACACACAGCGTATGGCGCTGGATGATGAGCTGCGCAATGATCTTCGCTACCCTGCTGTAGGCATTGACGATTTGCTAGTTAGCCGCCTGCGCGGTGCCGTAGCTGGGAACGCCAATGACGCAGAGTTGGGCGAACTGGTCGGCGCACAGATCGAGCGCTTCCGGGCCGCTGGCAATGTAGACGCAGCACCGGGTAGCAACGAATGGCGAGAGATAGGCCGTGCCTTGTGTCACGCAGAGCTGGATGCCCTTGCGCGCTCCGCTGAGCGCGATGAAGGGGATTTTACCGGCAGACCCACTGCGCCTATCATTGTGAACGCTCAGCCCCCGGAAAACGCCCCTACTCCGGTCAGTATCAAACAGCTCTGGAAAGACTATGTTGCGCACCGGCAGCAAGCCGGGTTCATGCGGTCTGGTATAGGTCGACAACAGCCGGTCATTGATAAGCTGATCAAACACCTGAAACACAACGATGCCACACGGGTCACCAAGAAAGACCTGATTGCTTGGCGCGATCACCTAATGGGTGGCTTGTCCGCTAAGACAGTCAGCGATGTATATCTCTCAACTATCCGGTCACTGTTTTCGTGGGCGGTCGAAAACGAAATTCTGACCAAAAACCCGGCTGCCAGTGTGCGGCAAGCCAAGCCCAAGAAACAACACACCCGAGAACGCGGCTATGTTGACGCTGAGGCGAACAAGGTCTTGAAGGCCAGCCGCACCTATAGACCCAATGAGGATGAGCGCGGCTATGTCAGAGAAAAATCGCACTTGGTAGCCGCTAAACGATGGACACCGATCATCTGTGCTTTCACCGGCGCTCGCGTCTCCGAGATAACCCAGCTTCGCAAAGAGGATGTGCGCAAGATCGACGGGCAATGGGTGATTAGGATCACACCAGACGCCGGTTCCGTTAAAACGGGAGGATATCGTGATGCCCCGCTGCATCCTCAGATAGTCGACGAAGGGTTTATCAACTTTGTTGAAGCTGCAAACCCCGGACCAATGTTTCACAGCGGCACGAAACAAGAGGACTATTCACGCAAGGCGAAGCGTATCGCAAATCAGGTGGCAGCATGGCTAAGCAAGTCTGGGCTGACACCGGAAAGGTTGCTACCAAATCATGCTTGGCGACACCGGCTCAAAACCCAATGCCGCGAACTCGGGATTTCAGATCGCGTGGTCGATGCCATTCAGGGCCACGCCGGGAAAACGGCTGGCGACGACTACGGCGATGTGACACTGAAAACGAAAACCGACGCTATAGTGAAACTACCTTTTTACGATCTAAACTAAGCCTCTATGGGCAAGCATATATGTCCGCTTGGACGACTGTAACATCAGATGACGACGAAGTGGAAGAGACCACGAATGCATTACCGCCTCTTTCAAAAGTCGCATTTCTGACTTTGTTGTAAGCACTTTCGACATCGCCAGCGACATCCATTCCCATACTCTCAGCCCCGGTTACCGGTCCGATAAAGGTGCAAGAGCTGGTCATACCGGGCGAGATTTGCCTGACGCGCTCGGCTCCGGGGACCAATTCAGTTGAACACCCAAGCAATACAGTCGCCGAAGTTAAGAGCAAAGTTGTGCGGATCATAATTAACTGTCCCTATTAGTTTGGGCTGAATTTCATGTCATTTCGAATGCTAGTCAACCGCTGGTGTCTAGGCGCGCTCGCATTCATTTAGTTTCATATGTAACTTTTTCCTTTAATCGCGATTCACAGTGTGGTATTTTTGCCACACTACTATTCTCAAGTGGATCGCATGGCCCTTACCAAGATCAGAAAAGCACTCGGATTCGGCGTCGAAGAAAAGGCGCTGACCCTTACCGACTCGGATGCCTTGACGCTATTCGGGGTGTCGCCAACCGCAACCGGCCTGTCTGTTGGCCCCGGCAACGCCATGCGCGTTCCTGCCGTGAACTGCGCGGTGTCGCTCATCTCGGAGACCATCGGCGCGCTTCCGGTCAAACTGTATGATCGCGCATCCAAGTCCACGCTGACAGATCACCCGGCCTATCGGCTGGTGCATGGGCGCGCGAATCCTTGGACAAGCGCAGCGAAGCTACGCGAACAACTGACCATTGACGCCCTGTTGCATGGTGCCGGTCATGCTCAGGTGGTTCGCCTTTCTGATGACACACCGTATGAGCTGCACCGGCTGGAACCGGGCAAAGTCCAGCGAGATCAGGAACCAGACGGCGAACCTTTCTTTAGGGTTCATACCGATGCCGGGCAGGTGCGGCTTTCCTACCGGGATGTGCTGCGGATTGAGGCCGTTGGCGGAGTTGCCCCGATCACACTTGGCCGAGAAGCTATCGCGCTGGCGATCAGCTTTGAGAACCACATGGCAACGTCGCTCAAGAATGGTGCGCGCCCGTCAGGAGTCATTACGACCCAAAAATCAATGGGCAATGAGGCAATCAAAAAGTTCATAAAAGACTGGGTATTGCAGCACACCGGAATGAATAACGGCAACGCGGCGGTGCTGGATGAAGGTATGCAGTATCACCCGATATCCATGACGCTGGCCGACGCTCAATTCGCCGAAAACCGCCTTGAGCAAATCAACGAAATCGCCCGTATTTTCCGAGTGCCACCCACCATGCTATTCGAGCTGTCGCGTGGCACTTGGTCAAACACCGAAGAAATGTTCCGCCAGTTCCACACCGTCACGCTCAAGCCGTGGCTGAAGGACTGGACGGACGCTTACGCACAATGCTTGCTGACGCCTGAAGAACAGGATGACTTCTACTTTGAAGCCGTCACTGACGATCTGCTGACCACCGACACCGCAGCCCGTGCGACCGCATATGGTCAGTATCGCAGCATGGGCGTTCTTTCCGCGAATGACGTCCGGGCCGGTCTGAACCTGCCGCGCCGGGATGGCGGTGACGAGCTGAGCAACCCCTATACAACGACCCAGAAGGAACAGGCTGAATGAACCTGACCCACACCGCCTTTTTCGGCGATGGCGAATACACGTTCGCCCTGACCGATGACATGATCACTGAGCTTGAGCGCCTTGCCGATCTTGGCATTGGCGCTTTCTATCTGCGCGCTGTGAACATGCAGTTCAAACTGGCTGACCTGATCGAGATCATCCGGCTTGGTCTGATCGGTGGCGGCACCAAACCGGAACGCGCTGCACAACTCACAGACACCTACGCCCGGAACACTCCGATTGATGATCTTTATCCGCTGGCGCTGGACATTCTGGATGCGCGCTGGGGTGGAAAACCTGACACCACCGACGCAGCCCATGCAGGCGACCTTACAGCGGCTCTAAATGAGGCTGCCGCATGACCGACCGGATCGAAGTGAAAGCCGCGTTCGATGTTACCGATCAAGGCGAGATCACCGGGATTGCATGGCCCTTTGGCTCTGCTGACCGGGTTGGGGATGTGATTGAAAAAGGAGCAATCACATCCCCTGAAAATCTGCCGATGCTGTTTGCCCATGATCAGGGGCAAGTCATCGGCGTTTGGGATCAGATCACAGAATCCAACGAAGGCTTGACTGTCAAAGGCCGCATGCTGGTCGATGACGTTGAGCGCGCGCGTGAAGTGTGCGCCATGATCCGCAGCAAGGCTATTTCCGGCCTGTCTATTGGCTTTGTGACCAAACAGCACAAACGCCATGCCAAGGGCCGCACTATCACCGCTGCCCACCTTCACGAAATCTCTGTTGTCGCCGTCCCCTGTCATCCGGGCGCACAGATCACGTCCATCAAATCGGATGACCCTCAGACCCCCTCTATGGAGACCCCCAAATTGGAAAACGAAGAAATCGAGACCGAGCAGAAGGCCCTAACCCCGGCCAACGATACGCCGCAGGTGCCCCAGATCGACACCAAGGCATTCGACAAGGTCATTGCCCGCCTGGACAAACTGGAAGCTAAAGGAAATCGGCCCCAGATCACCGGCCCGGCGAACCCTGTCATGGGTGGCACCGAAGTCAAAGCTTTCGCGGCCTACCTGTCCACCGGCGAAAAGAAATCGCTGACCACCGCCAGCGACACCGCAAATCATATCCTTGCCCCCGAGGATGTAAGCGGCGAATTCATTCGCAATCTGGTGGAATACAGCCCGATCCGCGCCATTGCTGATGTGCGCACCACTGCTGCCGCTAACATCATCCTGCCCAAACGCACCGGGATCACCAATGCCGCGTGGGTGGGCGAGACAGACGCCCGGACAGGCAGCGAAACCACATTCGACCAGTCGGAAATCGTTGTGAAGGAAATCGCGACGTTCGTTGATATGTCGCTTCAGCTTGCCGAAGACAGCGCCAACGTGCTGAGCGAGGTCAATCTCGCGCTGGCTGAAGACTTCGGCCAGAAAGAGAACGTGTCGTTCGTCAGCGGCAACACAGCTCTTGAGCCTGCCGGTTTCATGACCAACGCCAATATCGCTGAGACCGTCGCAACCAGCAATTCGGCAATCTCGCCTGATGAGCTGATCGCTCTGATGTATGCCCTGCCGGCCACTTACCGGAACACCGGAACATGGGTCATGAACGGCCAGACGCTTGCAGCCATCCGCACGCTGAAAGACGGTCATGGCAATTATCTGTGGCAGCCGTCCTATCAGGCAGGCCAGCCTGAGACGATCCTTGGCCGCCCGGTTGTCGAAGCCGTTGATATGCCGGACGTTGCCGCAGACGCCGAGCCGATCATCTTTGGCGACTTCAAGCGTGGCTACCGCATCTATGATCGCCTGTCGTTGGCTGTGCTGGCTGATCCTTACACCCAGCGTGCAAACGGCCTGATGCGCTATCACGCCCGTCGCCGGGTTGGTGCTGGCGTCGTTCGCCCGGATGCTTTCCGCAAATTGCAGATGGCCGCCTAAGCCAATCATGAGACGGCAGCCCGCATATGACGCAGTCGCATTGGAACACGGTGGTCACACCGTGTTCCTGCGCCCGTCTTTGCGGGCTGCCATGCACCTTGAACGGCTGCACGGTGGCTTTCCCGAACTGCTGCGCAAGCTGGAAGAATTCGACACGCTGACTGTCTGGCAGATCATCACTGCCGGAGCTGGCAAGACAGCCACTGATGCCCTGTTTGGCTATGTCGCAAAACAACCCTTGTCCGGGTTCGCCAACGCAGCACTTATGCCGCTCTTTGAGTTTGTCACAGCTCTGTTCCCGACCAGTGCAGACGATGGCGAAACCAAATCGACCAGCACCAATCCACTGCCTTGGGCTGATCTGTTCAAGCAGCTCTATGGATACGCTACCGGCTGGCTGAACTGGCCGCCTGAAACAGCATGGAATGCAACGCCGCAGGAAATCACAGACGCCTTTGAAGCCCACATGAGCAAGCTCATGGCTATCCACGGCGCTCCTGAAGAAAACCAGCAAGGCCCCACCGAAGAACAGCGCCAAGAGAACGTTCGAAACAACCTTGACCCTGAGTTTGACCGCGCCGGGCTGGATAGCCTGCGCGCACTCAGCACCATTCGAGAAGGACAAATGATCTGATGCCGACTATTGACCCGTATTCCGGCTACGGCCAATCGCCTGACGGACCGTATGAAAACGCGGTCGAAGTGCAGGCAGACGACAATAATGACCTACCGGTCATTCCCGGTGCGCTGGTCTTGAACAGCTATTGGGAAACCCCGCTGCCCGTCCGCATGACTTTGCAGAACGGCAATGCTGTCACCTTACGGTTGCTGCCGGGTATCATCCACCGGATACGCCCGAAGCGCATTCACGTCACGGGTAGCACGCTCGTCCCTGAAGACGCATCATTCACATTGCTCTGGTGATCTGATGCCCCGCCCGCCTCATATCTGCTCGTGTGGTCAGATCGTTCCGCATGGTGAGCGCTGCGCCTGTCAGGTTGCGCGCACCCGTGCGCGGAACAAACGCCATGATGCGCGCCGCCCGTCTGCATCGGCACGAGGCTACGGCAGCAAATGGCGCGCAGCTCGTGACGCTTTCCTAAAGATCAATGATCGCTGCGCATGGCCCGGCTGTGGAGCCAAGGCCACGCTTGTAGATCACATCATCGCTCATCGTGGCGAAACGCGCCTGTTCTGGGATCGCTCAAACTGGCAGCCGCTCTGCACGTCTTGTCACAGCCGCCACAAGCAACGGCGGGAGCAGTCTTCATGAACTTAGGGTTTTCTGTTCGCCAGCGCCATTTCGAGCTGCCGTTTACGTTCGGCAAGTTCTTCATCGGCATAAATCGTAGTTTCGGACGTTCTTTCAGTAGGCTTTGTTTTTGTGGGCGTCGAATCTGCACCGACATTAATGCGAGCCGTAACCTTGTCACCCACTTGCTCAATCGCACCCCAAAGAACCAATGCGTAGCCAAGCAAGATTACGTTCTCAGCAATCGAGACAAGGTGAAGGTTTACAACTTGACCAAAATCCGTGTCAGCTCCTGTAAATCCAATCAAGAATATCCATCCTGCCACGCCAATACATGCGCCTACAGTGATTTTCGTCATACTTGTTCTCTCATTTTCAAATCAACTCTGAGCTGCACCCGTAGCACGAGAGGAAACACCGGGAAACCTGCAAACTTTGCATTCGGCTGCTGGAACTTGATGCAGGTTAGGAGGTGTTCTGGATGAGCTACAACCCTAAATCTATGCTCACTTATCAGGGCAGCACCCAATCCATCACCGATTGGGCGCTAGACTATGGCATCCCTCCTGCAACGATAATCAAAAGACTTAAGGATGGCTGGCCTGTTGGCTGTGCTATCGGCGAACCTATCGCTGCTGACCCCGGTGATAAGCTGAGAGATCGGCTGACCATCGCGGCAATCCGCAAGCTGAGTGAAGCCAAGCCGAAGCAGACGAGATCGTTTGTCCGCCTCACATTCCGTGGTGAAGAGCACAGCCTCAATCAATGGGCAGAGATCACCGGAATACAAAAAGCTACCCTGCGATATCGGCTGAACCAAGGCTGGTCGGTTGCAAGAGCATTGACTGAGCCCGTGTCGAAGAACAGCCGCCCCAGACCGGGGGTGGGTTCGAACTTTAGGCGCTTTAAGGGGACCGGCGTGGGGACGTCCGCACAAGACAGGCCGAAAATAACTTTTTCAGAAAGAGAGGCGAGCTGATGGCCGCACTGACACCCGTTGCGTTGCTGAAATCGCAGCTCAACCTTGATCATGATCTTGATGACGCCCTGTTGGCGCACAAGCTGGACGCTGCCGAAACATGGATCGGCCACTACACCGGAACAACCTTTGTGGCTGGTGAAGCACCCCTGACCGAAGCCGCTTTGCAGCTTGCGGCCTATTGGTATGAGCAGCGTGAGGCCGCGTCATTCGGCATGACTACTGCGCATATTCCCTTTGGTGTGCGTGACCTGCTTTCCCCTTACAAGAATCCGGTGACTGGTCATGTTCAAGAATAAGAGCCTGACCGAACAGTCGAAGCGGCTGGAAGCCCGCCTGAATGCTATTCCCAAAGAGGTGGTCGCAGCCTTGCGCCCTGCGTTGGTGAAAGGTGCTGAGGAAATGGCCGCAAACATGCGCGCTCTGGTGCCCGTCGATGAAGGCGACCTGAAAGAGTCCATCACTGTGACCGCACCGGGCGAAACCACTCCGGCCTATGCAGAGGGTGGCGGCAGGCGCACCGCTGGCCCCAATCAGGCACTTGTCACTGTCGGCAATGAAGACGTGCGCCACGGCCATTTGCAGGAATTCGGCACAGTCAAACAGGAGGCGCAGCCGTTCATGCGCCCCGGAGCCCGGCTGGCGAAACCCCGTGCACAGCGGCGCATCAGCCGCGCTATCGGTCAGGCAATCAAGAAGGCAGCGGAGGGCAATGCATGATCACGCCCGATATCGAGTTCCAGACGCAAATCAGATCGGCGCTGATCGCCAGCTCGGCGGTCACCGACCTTGTTCCTGTTGACCATATCCGGGCTGGATCGACGCGCCCGGACAAGCTGCCTTGTGTCATTATGGCGAACCCTGACACTGCCAACCTTGGCCGGGCCGGTGAATGGCACCTAACGCGCGTGTGGCTGGACCTGCATATTTGGGCGATTGAAGACGGTGCCGATATGGCCCGGCAGATTGGTGCTGCCGTATCACATTCGCTGTGGGATGCGCCTGTATTGGGCGAGACCGATATCGACACCTATGGACGCCCCAGCTTCAAATACATGCGCGACCCGGACCCCGACAAAGCATACTGCCACGGCATTGCGACTGTATCGGGTGTTGTCAGGTGGAGGCCGTGACCATGATCCGAGCTGGCAAACTAGATCGGGAGATCACCATTGAACGGGAAAATGAGACCGTGGCCGCGTCTGGTGCTGTTTCGAAGACGTGGGCACCTATCGCAACTGTCCGGGCAGAATTGGTGCAGCTCAGCGCCGAAGAATACCTGACGGGGTTCGGTGAAGGTGACGCAAGCGACGCAGTGTTCCGCATTCGCTTTCTATCGGGGATCACCACGGCTGACCGCGTGACCTTCGATAGCACGGTTTACGACATTGACGAGATCGTGGAACAGGGCAGAAAACGCGGCCTTGAGCTTCGCTGCTCTTTGGTGGCGTCATGAGCGTTCATTCGCGCGGTGTGAAACCGCCCCTTTCACCTGACGCCGAGGCCCTGACCAAAGCACCGCCGGTGCCGAAATACCTGTCAGCACATGCCAAGGCGGAATGGCGGCGCATCATGCCCCAGCTCATTGCCCGGTGCGTCATCACCAAGGCTGATCTAGCCGGGGTTGAGGCTTATTGCGTGGCCGCTGGTGCTGCCCGGCAGATCGCCGACACCATGAGCACCGGTGCCCTGCCCGATCTGAAACTGGGCGGGTTGCAAATCCGATACATGCAAGCAGCACGCCAGTTTGCCGCCGAATACGGCCTGACGCCGACAAGCCGTGCCCGGATCGGTGCTGTGCAATCGGATGACGATGATGAAGACCTGACAAGAATCTAAGATGGCTAAAAAGAGCACATATCCGCATTGGCTGTTTGATAGCAGCGAGATCCCGGACCCCCTTGGGCACGGGGAACGCGCTGTGCGTTTCCTGCGCGGTCTCAGACATCCCAAAAGCACCGAACCCAAGCAGAAAATCAAATGGGCTGAGTGGCAGGAACGGATTGTGCGGCGCATCTACGGCCCAGTAGATGAAGACGGCGAACGGCTGGTGCGTGAAGTCTTTCTGATGATCCCGCGCGGCAATCGCAAAACGTCGCTGGCGGCAGCGCTTTCGATCCTTCACCTGCTGGGTCCGCAGAAGCTACCGGGCGGCCAGATCATCTTTGCCGCCGCTGACCGATCGCAGGCCGCAACAGGCTTTGAGGAAGCCGCCGAGCTGGTGCGCTACCAAAAAAGCTTAGAGCGCTCAGCCACAATCTACGACCCCAGCAATGCGCCCAAATCCATCAAATCAAAAATAGATAGTTCCCGGCTAAAAGCTGTTTCCAGCGATGGTAAAAATGTGCACGGCACAACGCCAACATTCGTCCTGGCTGATGAAATCCACGTCTGGCGCAACAAGGCCGGACGTGAAATGTGGGAAGCGATTAAGAGTGGCATGTCAAAGCGCATTGGCGGCCTTACTGTTGTTGCCACCACGGCGGGCCGTGGCCGCGAAGGTCTCGCTGCCGAACGCTACGAATATGCGCGCAAGGTGGCACTTGGCGAGATCGACAACCCGGCGTTTCTGCCGATCATCTTTGAACCTGAAGAGGGTGACGATTGGCTAGACGAGGAAGTTTGGCACAAGCTCAACCCCGGCTTCAAAGACGGGTTCTGCGACCTGAAAGGGATTCGAGCTGAGGCGCTGGAAGCGCAGCAAAACTCATCCAAGCGCTTCGAGTTTCAGCAATACCGCTTGAATGTCTGGCATGCCAACAGCCGTGAACCGCTGTTCGATTTTGACACCTATGACGAATGCTGCTTCCCCGATGAGGAAACTGATTTGCTAGGATTGCCGTGCTACCTTGGTGTTGACTACGCGCAGTCTGGCGACCTTGCCGCCGTGGTAGCTGCGTGGAGGTTCCCGGACAAGCGGATAGCTATTAAACCGTGGTTTTTCGTGGCTGGCGAAAGGCTTCAAGAGCGCGAACAGTTGGAAGGTCTACCGTATCAGCGTTGGATTGATGATGGCTATATCACCGCCTGTGACGGGCCAGTGATCCCCCAACAGGATGTCCAAGACCTCATTGAGAAACTGTGTGCTGACTATTCAGTTGAAGAAGTCGCCTACGACCCTTGGAAATTCCGTGTTGCGGCAATGGAACTGCACGATAAGGGCCTGCCCATGATCGAAATGAGGCAAGGCCCGGCAACGATGGCACCGGCGACAGGTGAGTTTGTCCGCACTGTGAATGGCCGTGTGATCCGGCATGACGGCAATCCGGTCTTGCGCAATCACTTTGCTAACGTGGCTGCCGTGACCGGCGATACCGGCAAGATCACAATGTTCAAGGCCGATCCGAAACACGACCACATCGACGGTGCCTTTGCCGCCGTCATGGCTGTGTCACGGGCCGTCGCCGCAGAATCCAACAAATCAAAATACAACGATCCGAATTACAAAACGTTGTCAGATATCCTTGAGGAAGCAGCATGAACGACGCAACACTGCCCGGCCTAATTGTCCCTATCGAAGCCCGGATCGACAAACTTGAGAAAGGCTTACAGCGCGCGAACCGCACACAACGGCGCGGCGCACAGCAAATGGAACGCCGGGCGCAGCAATCGGCCAACCGTATCGACGCTACCTATTCCAAGATGGGCCGGAATGTTGCGGCCAGTTTCGCCCGGATGGCAGTCCCGCTGGCTGCCGGTATCGCATCAACATCGACGCTCAGGGCGATCTCAGACACCACCAAAGGCGTGGCGAAACTTGGCGACGAAGCGAAGCGGGCTGGGTTGTCACTTAGAGAACATCAAGAATGGCGTTTCATCGCGCAGCAGAACCGCATCGAAGTTGACGCGATGGTCGACTCTTTCAAGGAACTGAACCTGAGAGCCGATGAATTCATCGAGACCGGCAAGGGTGGAGGCGCTGAAATGTTCGAGCGCCTTGGGTTCAGTGCCGAACAGCTTCAACAGAAGTTGCAGAAGCCGTCCGAGCTGATGCTTGAAATTCTTGAGCGGTCGCGGCGATTGAACCGCGCTGGCCGTATTCGTGTCGCAGATGAGATTTTCGGTGGCACCGGTGGCGAACGCTTTGTTGCGCTAATGGAACGTAGTGACGCCGAGCTGCGCAATACGATCAACCGGGCCCACGAACTTGGTGCGGTGCTGGATGATGACATTGTCGCTTCGGCAGATGAGGTCAGCCGCAAGTTTGATGAGCTGAATACCCGGCTCAGTGCATTCGGCAAAAGGCTGGCCGTGTCCATGTCCGAAGGTGTGGCTGGCATCCTCAGCGCCAAGAAGAACCTTGAAGGTATCTTTGGCGACATCGAACGGGCTGAGGCTGTGCTAGGCCAAGAACTCGCCAAAGGCCTTGAAGGCAATAAGGCGGCCATTGCAGCTCATGCCGGTGATCTCCGCGACTTGCACGGCACCTATGATGAGCTGTTCAACCTGATCAACCGTATGACCGGCCCGGATGGTGTGCGCGTTTTTGAGATCGACAACACCGACGCGCGGTTCGCCCTGGCTGATATCATGGGCGACTTGAAACGGCTGGTGGATGCGCTGGAAAATGGCCAGATCGAAGCCGACGAATTTGAATCTGAGATCGGCGACCTTGTTGGCGACGCGCGCGAAGTTGCCAAGGAATTGGGAGAGATCGACGGTGCACGTTTCGCAAATGTGATTTCTGCCATTAGTGGTATTGGCGACGCGCTGGACAAAGCTATCGGCAAAGCGACCTTGCTGAAAACACAACTACCCGGAAATGGAGGCTATACATCGTCTGGCCGTGGCAATGGTGAGGCCGAAGCTGAACGCCGTCGACTAGAAGGCAATCAGCCTGCATCTGATCTAGCCCCTACATCCTCCATTCGCCCCCGTGTCGCGCCGCCGATGCTTCATGAGAACGTGGACACCGGGCGTGGTGGTGCTGGCAGGCTCAACGAGTATGAGCGCATCACATCTGCCTTGCGCTCAGAGATCACCATGTTGGAACTTGAAGCAACCGCACTTGTCGCAAGTGCCGCTGCTGGTGGGGAATACTCAGTTGCGATTGCGACGGCCCGCCGTGAAGCTGAATTGCTGCATACTGCGCAAGAATCCGGCAGGCAGATCACCCCGGCCCTGCGTGAAGAAGTTCGGCAGTTGGCACGCGACTATGCCGACGCTGCAGAAGCCGCCAACCAGACCGCACAGAAGTTTGATGAAGTCGATGCGGCGCGTGCTAATTTCACCAATCAGGCCGCAGATGCGTTCACTGGGATCGTCACCGGCACAATGAGCGCACGCGAAGCGCTGGCAGCCTTAGCTAAAGACTTAGCGGCCATGGCAGCCAAGAAACTATTCATGTCGATCATTGGCGGCGTAGTTGGCGGCCCGGCGGGCACTTTGCTAGGTGGTCTCTTCGCCGAAGGTGGCTACACCGGAGATGGTGGAAAATATCAACCGGCTGGTGTCGTTCACCGTGGCGAATACGTCATGAGCAAAGAGGCCACGAACCGCATTGGCGTCAGCAACCTAGAGGCGCTGCACAGCTCCGCTAAGCGGGGTTATGCGTCTGGCGGGTATGTGGGCCGGGCACCTGTTCAGGCGGTCTCAGCGGCGCGCTCTGAGTCTGTTGGCGCGGAGGCAGCACCGAATGTCACGATCAATTCGCCGATCACCATCAATGGTTCCGCTGGCACGCCGCAACAGAATGAAGACTTGGCTGCCCGGATGGCTTCGCAAATGGAAGGCACGGTGCGCGGCGTGGTTGTGGATGAGATCAGGAAACAGGGACGCCCCGGGAACATGATGAATAACCGGCGGCAAGGTGCGCGCTAATCCGGAGATGTGGAATTCTGCCCGCCAAATGTGGAATTCTGCCCGTCCCGGAGAAGTAGAGCTATGCCAAAAATGTGGAATTCTGCCCGTTTTCAAAATGTGGAATTCTGCTCGTATATATAGATATTACTTCTTACTTAGTCTTATTAAGAAAGAAGAATAAGAAGAACGGGCAGAATTCCACATTTTCATCAAACACCTTCCGGGACAGCAAACACGCTTGTCTCTTCTTTCCTACACAATCTGCATCATCCGGGTTGTTCATCTAATAGTTAACTGTTAGAATGGCGGAAAGATGAAACAGGAGACCCCATGTCTAGCCCCGCTATCAAACTTTCCCCGGAACGCCATGCCCAAGTCAAAGCCATTGGTGCCGCACTCGGCGGCCTGTCTTACGCCGAAACCGTCGGATACATGGTGAATTGTGAAATCGCCAAAGGCACTATCCCGCCGGGTATCCAAGGTGTGAATTTGGTCGCTGGCAACACTGGCATTCTGATTGGACTTGACGATCAGCCGCCCGTCCCTTTCTCGAAAGACGGTGTCGCCGATCTGGCGAAAACACTGCGCGCTTTCGTTGATGGCGATGAGAAAGCCCAGAAGCTTGTCAACATGCAGCACAACTACCTGATCGAGCGCAAAGGCAATGGTGTGAAGCTGACCATCCCCTTCGCTGGCAAGGTGACAAAGTCGTTCCCGTGTGACGTGGCGCGCGACCTTGCAGAGCTGCTGGCAGCTTAAACGAAGAAGGGGCAGCGTCGCACCGCTGCCCCCTCCAATCTCAACATCGTAGGAACTACCATGCTTATAGCAGAACCCGACCGGGACGACGCGGAAAAGGCTGAAAATCTGCGCGCATTTTTTTCGGGGGAAGCACCTACGAATTCCCGAAACGACCTGTCGGCGGGCATCAGTGATGAAGCCTACGCACTGCGCCAGAGCAACCGGCTTGAGGGAATACTGTCTAAGCTGGATGACTTGGACAGTTTAGATGAACAGACTGCCTCAGAGCCTCTTGTGAGCGCTGATGAGGCATCCACTGACCGAATCGACCACAAGCCCCATCTGACGCGCTACGACAAGGCGATGAGCGCCGAACGTGAAGCACTGGCTCTGGCCGCCAGATCGGAACAAGGATCAGACGCCTACCGTCAAGCAATGTCTGACGCAGCCGCTGCCCGATCCAAACGTAAGGCAGAGGAAAACCGCGATGCTGATCCGGTTGGCCGCAAGCAGAACGAGACTGACCGTTGGCGTGCAGAAGAAGGTCGCCCGACTTACAACGCCAGCCGCCGGTCGCGTGAACGGCCAAACGACATGACGCCGAATGAAGTTCTGGCTGCGATGACACCGGAACAGCTCGAACGGTATAAGAAGGACCAAAAAGCAGACAGCAACGTCCGTATCAGGTTCACCAAGAAGCTCGGACCCAAAGGCCAAGGATTGACGGGTGCTGCTTTGGTCGATGCCGTTGAGGCCGAAGTCGTAAAGCGCCGCAATAGTCGCCTAGCGAAAAGGTCTGGCGGCTGATTCCAATCTGTTATAAAATAACACATGTAGTTGCAGCAAAGGCAACACCAGAACCCCGCGCAGGATCATCGCCACGATGTAAGTCAACCGGCGCGGGGTTCATATGTTCAGCGCTAAGTAAGTTATTACTTATAGTAAAAACAATAGCTTACGTCATTTTCCCTCTTGCACCTCGGATTCCACTTATGCGAGTCTGAGCGCACCAAATCATCTTAAAGAGGAATAGTTTCGTGCAGGCCCCCACAAATACACAAGAAATCTATCTGCCGGATCACATTTACCACGCACTGAAATCCAAGCTGGAAAAGCTAGTATCTGAGCCGTTCGAAGAGTGCGGCACTGACCCTGAGACCGAAGTTGTTTCGGCTCTGGGCGAGATCGGAAACATCTGGCCTGTGTCGGTGCTGGATGACGCTCAGATCGCGGAGGCGGCATAGGACCGATTCGGCCCTAATTTTCCTACGAACTTCCCATCGAAATTGTGCTATAAGGTAGTTGTGACGCGGATCAGTTTGGCGACCGGACCGCGTCACATTCATGTAAATGACAACATCAAAGGAGCCATTTATGGCAACAGAATACGCGACTTCAACGAATGGGGCAACTCTGCCCAGCGAAGGCAGCACCTTGACGCTCAATATGAGCTGGAGAGAGTTCAATAGCTTCCTGCATGAGATGCACGGGAACCCCCGACACGATGAATGGAAAGTCCCGTCAATCGATCTTCCGGATTGTCAGTTTGATCGTTCTAAGTATTCGCAGATTGAAATCTTCGCGGACACGCTGGTTGGCCCTATCGTGGCCCAGCATTTGTCAAAAGCTGATGCAGTCCAGGTAACGGTCAACCGGCCCAAAGATGCAATCTGGAAAACCGCGCAAGACTTGATCGCGGAAGTCCGCAGCGGTGTCGCGGCATAGCGACAAAAGCAACTCTGAATTTGACGAACCCGCCGGTGCAAGCTGGCGGGTTCTTGTTGTTCTTGAGACATTCTGGTTTCAAGTTACAAGCGATATTTCAAAGGGATTCTCTATTGTTCACTTCCGCACAAGCACTGCATCAAATTCTCGTTTCAACATCAAGAGCGCCGGATCAGACCAAGTTTCTTGAGGCTCTTGCCAAGGAACTGGGATTTACTGAAAAGGATGCCGAAATCGAGGCAGCAACATACATCGTTAAGCTATCACGTGATGTTGAAGCAGATATCGAACAGATTCCATTTGGGGCCACTGAGAAAAAACAAGCCCATCAATGGTTTGCCAACTTTAGCGGTCTATCGAACTACGCCCACCTCGGAATGGACATACGCGGCGCAAAAGGCAACTTTCTTCATCCTAATCACCTCCTAAACCTCACTCATTTACATATGGCAATGTCCGGCCATATCACTCGTGTCAGCACATTTCCAGAGGCGGAAGAACTCGCGCAAGAATTCAGAGATATCCGCGAGAAAATTGCAGAACAAGACTTCCCGGACTCTATTAGGGATGCATTGTTTAGCCGCGTCACGCAGATCATATCGATGTTGGACAAGGTATACTTCTACGGCACTGATGGTATTGCTGACGAGCTAAATGGATTGGTTGGCGCCATCGTTATTAACGCACCAAAAACCGCCGCTGACACCCGCCCGTTTTGGAAAGATTTGGTTAACCTCGCCAACCGCTCTGTGAATGCAGTCTATTGGGTGGATAAGGCGAGCGGAGCTGTTGAGATAGCAAAAGACAAAGCGGCTTTTCTCATCGACATTCTACCAAAGTAATTGAGAGTAGCAGTTTAGTTTGGCCCTGCTTGGGTCAGATCAACAACAATCAAAAGTCAGACACAGACCAAGAAACAACCCATGACAGAAAACAAGAACAACAACGTTATCAACGTAAACCTACCCGGAGATGCGATTGATAAAGCTGCCGGTCAAGTAATTTCAAAGCTGTTCGGCGGCGCAAGCGATGGTGCGCTTGATGTTGCTGGCAATGTCTTTGGGGGCTTAATAGGTGATCGCATAAGAGAATGGCGAACTCGAAACTTGATCCACACCACGGCCCGGACCGCTGAGTTTCTGAAAGAGAAAGGGATATCTCTTGAAGACGCCAAAGCTCTACCTATGGGTGACATCTACCGTATCTTTGAGGGTGCCTCCAAAGAAGAAGAACCAAGTGTTCAGGATATGTGGGCAAAGCTGTTGGCGTCCAGCCTAGACATGAAGAACTCTGACTTGAATAAAGCAATTTACCCGGTGCTTGAACAGTTCTCGGGAATTGATGCCAAGGTATTTAATCTCGTCAACCAATATTGGCTATGCCAGAGGCGTTTTGATCAATCGTTTCACGATGACGGCATCTTGGTGGGTAAAGATGAAGATCTCTATTCTGAACGCGTCAAAATTTTTCAGGCGGAGATTTCAGAGATACTGGATGAAATCGAACCTCTCAAAAGATATGAAATTGATCTCTCGACCGCTAACCTCGTGCGGCTTCAGTGTATTGCCCCATCGGACGCCCAACGCTCGACCAGTATATGGGGATCGGCATTTGAGAAGACGAACATTGGTTTCGCCAGACCCAGCCTAACAGAAGTCGATACGGACAAAATTGCAGAAGAATTCTGCAAAGTTTCAGACCGTATTGGAGAACTCTTTGGGCTGAGAGACTATCCAGAAATAATCTTTCAGAATGCGTTTACCGGGAAGCCGGAATGCAATTTTCAGCCAACAGATTTCGGCAGCCATCTATTCGAAACTTGTATTGAGTAACATCATTGGTTTGAGAGACCACAAACTGCATCAGACATAGCTTGACGCAACGTCATCCAGTCCATACTAGGGCCGGTTACACGGTTACAAAACTACACCTAAGTCATTGATTTTAAACGATTCGGTGGGAGTTCGAGTCTCTCATCACCCACCATCCTTTCCACACAATGTATCAAGGTCTTACGCGACTAGCACCTTTTGCTGTGCTGCGCATGAAACTGTGTCCGCTGCGCCTCCGCTGCACTTAGACAGAAAAGATGTCTCCAACACAGGAGATATGGGCCATGGCAACAATCGTAAAACGGCCTAGTGGAAAGTGGCAGGCGACGGTTCGGAAGGACGGGCAATCCCGATCCAAGTCATTTCTAAAGCGTGCTGATGCGACGAAGTGGGCTCGTGAGACGGAGTTGAGCGCCGACAGGGGATTGCTAACCCCAGACCTCAGTGTGAACGCATCCGAGATGACACTTGGTGAAGTGTTGCGAAAATACCGAGATTACATCACGAGCGAGAAACGGTGCGCGGACAATGAAAGTTATGCAATCAACGGGTTCCTGCGTAAATGCTCCAAGTTAGCCAACAGGAAGGTCGGCAAGTTACGATCCGCTGACTTTGCCCACTATCGTGACCAGCGCATTAAATCCATGAAGGCGGCGACTGTGGTGAGGGAACTGGGTTGGTTGCAGCACGCCCTTGATGTCGCCTGCGAGGATTGGGGGCAGAACCTGCCACGGGGGAACCCAGTCAAGCCTATCCGGCGACCCAAGATCGACAACCGCCGCGAGAGACGATTGCAGCACGGAGAATGGCAGGCTTTGTTGGGTGCTGTGAACCAAGCTCGGTCTCCATTAATGAAGCCGTTGCTGACGCTGGCTTTGGCGACTGGGATGCGCCGAGGGGAATTATTATCAATGCAATGGAAGCATGTAGACCTTGAGCGTCGAACAGTGTTCTTGCCCCAAACCAAAAACGGTCGCGCCCGTACAGTTCCTCTCAGCCCGAATGCCGTTACCGTTTTGATGGACCTGCCACGCGGGAACGACCGTTGTTTGCCCCTGTCTGGTAACTCTGTGCGATTGGCCTTTGAACGTCTCAGAAAACGAGCAGGCGTGGAAAACTTTACATTTCACGATATTCGGCATGAGGCGGTGTCCCGCTTTGTGGAAAGCGGTTTATCGTTGGCGCAGGTCCAAATGATCAGCGGACATCGGGATTTGCGGATGCTGATGCGTTACACCCACCTGCAGACCGATGACATCGTGGCAAAGTTGGCAGCCGTCGAACATGCCTAAATCGGCGTGATGCTGTGCAGGGTGGTCGTAGTCTCTCGATGCATCAGTTTTGACCACCCTACTCCTTGTCAAGCGACAACACTGCTCCCCGTGCCTTTTGGCTGTCCCGTGGCTGGCTTTCTGTCCCGCACACATTTGGAAATGGCATTAACCCTTCTTCTTATGAACACACAGGCACTAACCCTCCCTCTTGTGAACTAACAGGCGTTACCACTCCCTCAGTTGAGCAAAACCCCTCCATCAATTGAGCACACAGGTTTCGCTTGGTCAGCGTTGATCGGGCCGCTTAAGCGGCTGGAAGATACGAGTTTCACCTGGCCCGCCATTCGGGACGGTGCGATGGCGCTGAACCATGCCCAGTTTGAGGCGCTTTTTGCGGGGTTGGACTGGCGTAAGGTGAAGGCTTTGGAAAACCTGCTCAAGTCAGAGTTGAAACGTAAGGGAGAGACTTACGCTCAACTTGTTGAAAGATTGGCCGATATTGGAATCAGTGAGAAGGAGGTAAACGTCGCCAATAAGCTGTCCCGAGGGACGTTTTCAGCGGCGTTTATGTTGGCATGTTTAAACGCTATTGGATCGTCGCAGTTGCATTTGGATTGAGCGCATCATTAGGGCAAGCCGATGAGAAAGCAGGAGATGCCGATCATCACAGCCGAAACAACCCAAATAAAGTTTATGAGTTTCCAATACGCATTCCCGTGGAAATTGTTGAGGATGAGGGTGTCACCAATGCACGCAAGCAAAAGGAAGAAGAAGCCAACCAGCGGGAGATACGTGATCTTATAGCCCAAGAGGGAATGAACACTGCGACACACGTAATGAACCGGGCCACCCAAGACATGGCCAAGTACGCTCTCTGGTCTACAGTGTTTGTCGGGATCGGCACTGTTCTTTTGCTCTATACGCTCTGGCTTACTCGCCAAGCTAATAGGTCCGCCAGAGACAGCGTAAGTGTAACTGAGAGGCTCTTGCAAGATCAACTTCGAGCATACATTTGTTTTCAATCTTCCAGCGACACTGGGATTTGTACGTTTTTGTTGTCCCATGATCTGCAAATTGACTTGTCGTTCCAAAATGTTGGCAAAACACCTGCTAGAGATATTGTATTCAACGGGGTGGCTTATGTGAAATCTGGCAGGCAAGTTTTGGCATGGGCTAAGATTGTCGATGTTCACGGCGGCATTGCCCCGACCGGGGAAGCTACAATAGGCACTCGTGTCACTGGAATTTCTGCCAAAAGTATGTCCAAGATCGACAACGCCAATGGGCCATGGCAACTATCGTAG